GTTTTGAGCCAAAAAGAGGCGGCGGAGCTGTGGGGGTTGAACCCCGCGACCGTCTGCCGCTGGTGTAAACCTGGGCAACCCCTATCCCAAGCACTCGTAGGGAAGAAGCTCGACACCGACCACCCGTCGGTCGCCGCATTCATCGCCGGCCGCGCCGCTGCCAAGCCGAGCGCGAAGGCTCACAAGTTCCCCGATCAGGTCGTCGCCGACGCGTCGAAGCGCACAACGGGCAAGGCCCGCTCGCTCGAGTCTGGTGAAGAAAACTTCGTGTTTTTCGCTGAGTTAGGCGACCTGACCATTCGCCAGATTGCAGAGAAATTCCCCGGTCACTCGCAGCTGAACGAGTACCTGAAGGCCTGGGACCTCTACGAGGGCGCCCGCAAAAAGCAGCTCGCAAACGATGCACTGCGCGGCGAACTCGTGGCGCGGCACCTCGTTGAGACCTTCGTTTTCGGCTTCATCGAGGAGTCTCACCGGAAATTGCTGAACGACGCGTCGAAGACAATCGTGCGTCGAGCCTACGGGCTCTCGAACTCGGGGCAGCCCATCGAGGAGGCGGAGCGGATGGCGAAAGACACCATCACGTCGATCTTGCGCCCCGTGAAACAGAAGATTGCGCAGCGCCTGAAGGAGGCGAATGACGTCGTTGCAGTCGACGATAGCCCGGAAAACAGCGGCGAAACCGCTGAATGACCACGACTATCTGATCGAGCGGTTCGAGAGTCTCACCGACGAAATGGTTTCGGTCACGCCGTCCCAGTGGGCGGAAGCCAACCGATACCTGCCGCCGAGCGTGAGCCCCATGCCGGGGTACTACCGCTACGAAATTGCTCCATACCTCCGTGAAATTGCGGATTGCATGGGCCTCGACTCACCGGTCCGTGAGGTCGCGGTGATGAAGGGTGTGCAGATCGGCGCGACCGTCGGTTGCATCGAAAACCCCTTCGGCTACTTCATCGAGCACGGCAAGAACGTCCCCGTCCTGCTCCTGACGGCCACGTCGGATCTCGCGAAGATCCGCATGGAGCAATACATCACCCCGATGCTTCAGCACTCCGGGCTGATGCACCTGATTCGGTCCAACGACGAATCGACGAACCGGAAGCAGGGCAAGACCGAGAAGAAGATCGAGTGGTTCGGCGGCGGCTTCGGGTTGTTCCTGGGCGTCCAAAACCCCGCGATGCTGCGGTCGTTCAGTTCGCAGGTCGTGTTCTGCGACGAGGTGGATGGGTGGCCGCGCACGCTCGGGCAGGACGGTGACCCGCTCGGATTGGCGCGTTCGCGTGCGAACTCGTTCGAAGAGTCGCGCAAGATCCTCTTCATCTCGTCGCCGACCGAGACCGACGACTCGCTCATCTATCCCGAGTACCTCGACGGCGACCAACGGAAGTACTTCGTTTGCTGTCGCAAGTGCGGGTTCCCTCAAGAGCTGCGCTGGCATGTCGAGCGCAAAGACGGGCGCAAGGCGGGCATGCAGTGGGAGATGCGCGACGGGCGGCTCGAGCCCGGTACGGTGCGCTGGCACTGCGCGGAGTGCCTGCACCCGCACCAAAACGACGACAAGATCCAACTGCTGTCGGAGGCTTGCGGCGCCCATTGGGTGCCAACCGTCACGTCGAAGCATCCGTGGAAGCGCAGCTACCACATCCCGGCGATGCTTTCGCCGGTCGGGATGCAGTCGTGGGAGGCGTGCGTCAACGTCTACCTCGCGGGTTGGGACTACGCCAACTCGCGAATGAAGGACCCGGCGAAGTACCAGGTCTACCAAAACAACATCCTCGGGCTGCCGTACAAGGAGCACGGATCTCGCATCCGGTTCGAGCAGGCCAGCGCCCACCGGCGCGCGGTCTATCGTCGCGGTGAGATACCGAACGAGTGGGCGAAGCAAGCGTGCGGTTCGCCCGTGCTGCTGCTGACGTGCGCGGTCGACGTCAACGGCGACAACCTCGCGGTGGCGGTGTTCGGGTGGTGCAGAGATCTGCGGCCGCTCGTAATCGACTACATGCGCTTTGAGGGCAACCCGGAGCGCATCGACGATCAGGACACTTGGGGCAAGCTTGCGGCCCTGATTGAGCAACGCGAGTACTTGGCTGACGACGGCAAGGCGTACCGTATCGCGCTCACAGTCATCGACTCGAGTTTCAACTCCGACGTCGTCACGCAGTTCACCAACGACTACGAGGCAGGCGTCTTCGCGATCCGCGGTCGCCAGCAGCCGGTAAACGGCGCGCATCACGAGTTCAGCGAGTTCCTTTCGAAGACGGGAACGCTGAGCTTCTTCGTGACCGTCGACCTGTACAAGGATCGCTGGGCGGCCGCGCTGCGCAAGCACTGGCACGGCGAAGGTGCGCAGCCGGAGATCTTCTTCAACGCGCCGCAGAACCTGACCGACAAGGAGCTCAAAGAGCTAACGGTCGAGTACAAGGTAATTGTCACGGATGAACGCACGGGGAAGCCAAAGGGGCACCTGTGGAAGCGTCCGCCCAAGTCCGACAACGAGCTGTGGGACTTGCTCATGTACGGCAACGCAGCGCACGACATGCTGGCCAAAGAGTACTGCGATACGCTGCTGCTCGACCGCGTCGACTTCGAACTGTTCTGGTCGATGTGTGAGGAGTCGAAGCCGCCACCCTACTTTTACACGGTGAAACGATGATCATCCCTAAGTGTGCGAGCGGCGCGTTTGGCCTGGAGGAGTTCTATTGGAATCAATTCCACAAGGCCAACGAAATGATCGAGGCCTTGGATAAGCAGCTTGGTGAAGTAGCGTCTGGTCCAGCTCAATACTCGTTGGACTCTGGGCAGTCCAGAATGTCAACGATGACTCACCGGCTGGGTGAGCTCACGAAGGCACGGGACTATTGGGTGACACAACGGATGGACGCAATCGCGAGTCTGACCCGCCTCGGCGTAGGTCTGGACGATTGCTGCGGCGAGACAGGGCTGACCGTCATGGTTCCAGCGTTCTGAACGGTGAAACATATGGGACTATTCAAGCGTAAGCCGGACCTGTTCGACGTTCTGTACCGAACGAAGGCGCCGGCGCTACCGGCGGCCAACGACGACGGGAACGCGTCGATGGTGATCTCAGTAGACAACCTGCGTCCATACTCGGGCACTGTAGTGCGCTACGCGGTCGACAACGGGGAGAAATTCCCAGGCGGATACGGTGCAACAGAGATTCCGCTGGCGGACCTCCCCACGCTTCGAGCGCGGAGCGCCGACCTCTTCGAGCGCAACTTGTTCGCTCGCGGCCTCATTCGCCGCATCGTCGAGAACATGGTTGCGACGGGCCTCACGCTCGAAGCGACGCCCATCGAAGCCATGCTCGGGTTTGAGGACGACGGCCTCGAGGAGTGGCAAGAGGACGTCGAGCGGCGCTTTGGGATCTGGGCGAACAACAAGCGCCTCTGCGACTACTCATCCGAGCACACCTTCGGTGAGATGCAAGCGGACACGCTCCGTGAGGCACTCGTCTGCGGGGACTGCGTGCTCGTCAACCGGCGCTCCGACAAGTACAAGACCGTACAAGTCGAGGTGATCAGCGGCGCCCGCGTGCAAACGCCGCTGCACGTAAAGGCCCAGGCCGGAAACGAGATCATCGACGGCGTCGAGATCGACGGCCAAGGGCGCCACGTTGCGTACCACGTCGTAACCACTGGCCCAGGCTACCCGCGCAGGTGGGAACGGATCCCGTGCTACGGCGAAAAGACCGACCGACGCATTGCGTGGATGGTTTACGGCAGCGATAAGCGCGTCGGCTCCGTTCGCGGAAAACCGCTGCTGTCCATCGTGCTGCAGTCGCTCAAGGAGATCGACCGGTACCGCGATGCAACTCAGCGCAAAGCCGGTATCGGTGCGACAATCGCCGGGTACGTGACACAGACGGTCGAGGGCGCGGCGCGCGCACTTGGTATCAAGAGCGGTAGCGGCGGTGGATTCGGCGCGAAGCGCAAAGGCGCAGCCGTCGAGGCTGACGCACAGAACGGTGAGAAGAGGCGCTTCGACGTCGAGGACTACGTGCCCGGCGTGTTCATCCACACGCTCGAGCCTGGTGAGGAGATCAAGCAGCTCCAGAACACCGCCGCTACGGAGGACTTCTCGACGTTCCAGAATGCCGTGCTGAGCGCCGTGGCGTTCTGCTGCAGCGTGCCGCCTGAAGTGTTCCTGATGAACTACGACAAGTCGTTCAGCGCAGCGACTGCGGCCGACAACGCTTTCAAGGTCGCCCTCTCGGCTTGGCGCAAGACGTTCGGGACGCACGCCTGCGCGCCCGTCTATGAAGAGTGGCTCGTCACCGAGGTACTCAAAGGCAAGATCAAAGCCGATAGCCTACGGAACTCCATCCGAGATCCGAGCGAGTACGAAACCTACTACTCGTGGGTCTGCTCCGATTGGTGCGGCCAGGTGAAACCCGCGGTGCAGCTGCTCCAGCAAACCAACGCGTACGCCGTGATGGTGGCGCAAGGCTTCATGACCCGCGAGCGGGCGTCAATGGAGCTCAACGGCTCGGACTACCGCAAGAACGTGAAGAAGCTCGCGAAGGAAAACGCGCTGCTCGCCATCGCGAACGCGCACGACACTCGCGTCGATACGCTCGCGAAAGCCCTGCCAGAACCGCAGGACAACACTCAAGACCCACCTGAGGAAGGTGGTCAAGCGAAGGAAGACCATGAATCTGGACCACGAGTTGATGCTCATCTGTCCCCGGTACGAGGGACTGTACGCGGGATTCACGCACGCCGAGATGAGCGCGGAGCAAAAGTCGCGCTTCGCGGACTATCGCCGTAACGAACTCGTGCGCCGGGTGCGCGCGAAAGAGGACGGATCCCCGCTCGCTCTCACCGTCGTGGGAGACCAAGCAACGGTTTCCGTTTCCGGAATGCTGACCGAATCCCCTGACCTATGGGCGTGGATCCTCGGCGAAGCCAACACCCTCTACAGCGACATTACCGAGGCAATCAGCGCCGCGGAGCGAGACTCCAGGGTCCGGCGCGTCACATTCGACATCGAAAGCGGCGGCGGTACAGTCGCGGGCTTGCGCACAGTCACCTCGGCGATCCGCGCAATGAACAAGTCCCGTTCCGTCGTATCGGGCTTTGCCGCGTCCGCAGCGTACTGGATTGCCGCCGAGGTCGGGAAGATCGAAGCCAAGCACGACCTCGCTGAGTTCGGGTCCATCGGCGTCGCTGTTAGAATGTCGAAGCGGCCAGAAATCTTCGACATCGCCAGCACCGCGGCGCCTGCGAAGCGACCCGACCCGTCCACCGCCGAGGGCCAAGCGATCATCCGCCAGGAACTCGACGCCATCCACGAGAAGTTCGCTCAGGCGGTCGCCGACGGGCGCACCCGAGCGACCGGAAAACAAGTGACATTAACGGAAGTTAACGGAACTTACGGACAAGGCGGAATGATCTTAGCAGAGGCAGCGCTGAAGGTCGGCATGATCGATGCCGTCCGCTCCGGTGCTCAATCGACAAGCGGCCGAGTCTCCGTCTCTGGTGGGACATCCAATCCCGGCCCCTCTGCAAAGAAGAAGACCATGGATGCAAATCAACTGAAGCAGGAGCACCCGGATACCCATTCCGCAGTGTTCCGCGCTGGGAAGGCAGCGGCTCTCGAAGAGGCGACTGGCGCCATCAAAGAGGCCGTAGACAAGGCGATCGCCAAAGAGCGCGACCGCGTCAACGCTCACCTGAACTTCGGCACGAAGAAGGGCGCCGCCGCTCTGAAGATCGCTCACAAGGCGATTGCAGAGGGGACCGAGATGACCGACTTCATGCTCTCGGAGTATCTCACCGCCGGAGACAGCAAGCAGCTGCTCGACGAGCGCGAGGCCGAGGACAAGGGGACCCCCACCCCCGGCGCCTCGAACCCCGACCCCAAAGCTGCTGACCTCACCGACGGCGTTGCCGCCGCGTTGAAGGCTCGCCGGCAGAAAGTTGGCGCGTAACCCATGCCGCTGAACATTACCACGACCCCCATCGACTACGGCAAGCCCGTCGTCAAGGACGCCGAGTTCGAAGACAACGTTGTTGTCACCCTCACCGGGCCAAACAAGCGGCTGAAAGCAGGCACCATCCTCGCTCGTTCTGTTGCTGACCCGACCAAGTATAACTTGTTCGTGGTAGGTGGCTCGACGGACGGCAACGGTGTCCCATCGGCCATTCTTACCTACGACACCGTCGAGAAGATCAGCGCTGGTTCTGGTGACGTTTCGTGTCGCCCGGCTATCGCCGGCGAATTCAATTTCGCACGCTTGGTGGTCGACGCGGCTGGCAACAACTCGACATTGACCAAGGCGCATCTCGACTTGCTCCGCGCGCGCGGCTTCACGTTCTCCAACGTCACGCAACTCGGCGGGTAATCGTTAGCCAAACATAGTCAGGCCTTCGGCATTGAGAAAGGCGCTTGGCACTTCGGTGCCCGGCGCCTTTTTGCGTTTGTGCGCTCTCATTGCGTGGGTCGCTGCTGTTCACCCAACAAGGACACATCAAGCAATGAGCGACGCATCTACCAAGGAGATGGGCGAACTCTACATCGAAGAGGCGCCCAACCCCATGTTCCTCACGAGCTTTTTCCGAGCTCCGGCGAAGAACTTCTTCACGTCCCAGAAGGTCGAGGTCGACGTCGACCGCGACAGCGAAGACGTGGCAATCGTAGTGCACGATCTCGCGACAGGACGTCGCAAGAACGAGCTGACGAAGTACGAAAACAAGGAGTTTACGCCACCCGTCTTCGACGAGGAAGGCGACATGAGCGCGTACTCGTTGCTCGACCGCCGCCCGGGCAACGACCCGTATCAGGAGATCGAGTACGGCATGCAAGCGGCCGAGGACGCGTTCCGGCTCTTCACGCGCTGCCAGAAAAAGATCTCGCGAGCCGTCGAATTGATGGCTTCGCAAATTCTCACGACTGGCATCGTGACCTGCGTCGATAACGCAGGTCAAGCGGTGTACACGCTCGACTACGGCATGCGCGCAGCGCACAAGATCGCCGTCACTTGGGCCTTGGACGGTAGCACCGGCAACGCCGAGCAGGATCTATTCGGCGGCGCCAAGCTCATCCGCGCCAATGGCAAGACCAACGCCACGAAGCTGATCTGCGGCCCGACCGCGCTAACCAAGCTGATCAAAAACGCAACCATCAAGGAGCGCATCGTCAAGGACGGGATGAACCTTGGCGGACTGGCGCCCATCGCAAAGGCCGACGGGGCCACCTTCTTCGGCTACGTCTGGATCGGCATGTACCGCATGGAGATCTGGGCTTACGATGGCATGTACAAGGACCCCGTCTCGGGCGTCATGAAGTACTACGTTCCGGACACGGCCATCATCATGCTGCCTGACGCTCCGCGCTTCGACGCGAAGTTCGGCCGCATCCCATTGTTCAAGGATCCGAACAAGTCGATGATCCCGGGCGTCCCCCAGTTCCCCTCGCGCATCTCGAGTTCCGACAAGGTGCTCGACCTGACCGTCAACAGCTGGATCACGCCTGACGGCAAGCACGCCATGATGAGCTGCGGCACCCGTCCGTTACTCATCCCCACCGCCATCGACACCTTCGCGTGCTTCACGGTGAGCTGATGGCTGGCGCAGCTAGGAAAGCGCAACCTGGTCCGGGGCAAGCGGCGGTAGTCGACGCTTCCCCGGCGCCGAACAACGACGTGCCACCGTCAGCAAGCGCTGACGACGAGGCGACGTCACCGAATCCGGAGCAGCCTGTGCAAGACCAAACGAAGGCGACCGACACTGTCGCGTCCGCCAGTGGGATCACGCAAACCATCACCACGCGAGTGGAGCCACCGACCGAGTCGGAGCTCGACCTCTCCAGCATCGACGAAACCACCGTAGTGCGAGTGAGGGAAGGCCGATGCGCTACGCACTCCGTGCGCGTCGAGTATCTCCACGGAGGCGAAGAGTTCCTCGCGGGAGAAGCTTACGGCGGTGTCGTGGGCGCGCGTGAGATGGCTCGCAAGGGCATTCTCGAGGTCATCCCGACCAAGCGGGCCAAGCCCGCGGAGACTGCGGACCAATGAGCGAGCCCACGCCGAAGTACCTCAAAGAGGGGTACGAGGTTCGGCACGCCGGTGGCTTACTCGTGGGCGGTGACCTCGTGCCTGTAGGTCTCGTTGAGCTCGTCCACCCCGACGCTCTCACCGACGAGGCGCCAGCGGTTCCCGAGGAGTCGCCAGACGAGGAGCCCAGCGACGCCACGGGCGGAACCGGGGACGCGCCTAAGGAGCCCTTCGAGCTCGAGGGCGAGTGAGCCTGCTCGAGCGCGCCCGCAAAGACATCGCGCGCATCACCCAGAACACGAGTGAGTTTGCCTCCACGGTGAGACTCACGAGTCCAGCTGGGGTGTCGCGCGACGTCGCTGCCATCACCAACGAGGTTTGGCAGGGGCTCGACCCGAACAGCGGCAACACCATCAACGGCGCGGTGGCTTCGATTGCCATCTCGCTCGACGCGCTGGCCTCGGTATCCCGCAAAACGACCACAACCCGAAGGCGAAGCCTTGGCTAGTTCAGCTGACTCTCGCCGACGGTGTTGCTCGTGAATACAAGCTCAAAGAATCACGGCGAGACATGACGCTCGGCCTGATCTGGTTCGTGCTCGAGCGCTACCAGCAATGATTGCACACCTCATCGATCCCAAACTGACCATCTGCTTGGTGAGGGATCGAATCGGTGAGATTCTCATCGCCGAGCGCGACTCGCAGAAGCTGAAGGCTCAGGCGGATGGCAAAAACCCGCTGCTCTGGGACTTCCGTGTGTTTGCGCAGCAGCGCGACCCGGTCGACGTGTTCGTCAACACGCCAGAAAACGAGAGCCTGGCAGCAACACCCATCGTCAACGTGGCGGTCGGTGGCGAGAATCTGAGCGAGAAGGGGAGCTTCCGCCAACTCATCAACCCGTACAACGCCGAGTTCTTCGTCACGGCGTTTGGGTACGGTATCGCCGAAGACACCGTCGACGGCCACCGCACGGCCGAAGGCGTAGCGCTCGCCTGCGCAGAGCGAGCCATTGGTCTCGCCCGCCACATACTACTTTCCGACCCGTACCGGTACCTGGTTACCAGTGCCAACGATCCGGTCAGACAAGTGGTCCGCTCCCGGCGAAACACCCGGTTGAGCTACGAGCAAGTGCCCGTATCCGAGGGCACCACGTTCTCCATTCAAGCGATCACGATGAACCTCATCGTGGACCTTGACGAAATCGTTCGAGAGCAAGCGCCAACTCCGTTGGACGCGATCCTCATCAACGTGCGTCGAGCAGACAACGGCGAGTTGTTCCTGCTCCAGCACGAAGTCGACACCACCGAAAGCTGAACGACATGATCGACAGGACGGCGAAAGCTGGTGCCACTGGCATCAGCTATTCTTACTACGACCGGCGCAAGAACAAGACCGCGTACCTGCCCCAAAAGATCGCGGTGATCGCCCAGGGGGAGACCTCGGCGAACTCGAGCTACACGACCGAGCCTTGGTCGGTCACCTCTTACGGTGAGACGGCTTCCAAGTACGGCTCGCGATCTCCGATCGCGCATATGGTCAAGAAGCTCAAGCCGCCAGGCGGCGGCGGAGTCGGTGGCATCGAAGTCACAGTCTACCCGTTGAAGGACCACGGGTCCGGGGTAGCCGCGTCCGGAAGCGTAACGCCATCGGGCACACTCACGGCTGACGCGTTCCTCAAGCTCCGCATCGGCGGCGAAGAGAGCGCCACGTTCAAGGTCGCCAAGGGCGCTGTGAGCGCGGCCGCTGTCGTCACTGTGATGCTCGCGGCACTCGCCGAAAACCCAAACATCCCCGCTCTCTCGAGCGGCACGACCGTGCTCAACCTCACCGCGGCCTGGAAGGGCACGACGGGCAACAACACGAGCGGTTTGAAGATCGAAGTGCTCGGCAACACGCAGGGCGGTGTCTTCACCATCGCGCAGATGAGCGGTGGGACGAACAACCCCGACGTCACCCCGGCGATCACTCAGATCGGACCGCGCTGGGAAACGCTGCTTGTCAACCAGATGGAGCCGTCCGACTCGACGACTCTCGACAAGTACGTCGCTTGGGCAGAGCCGCGCTGGGGCGCGCTACAGCACTGCTTCGCGGTCGTGGTTACCGCCTCTACCGAGACCACCCGTGCCACCATCACGGCGATCACGGACGGGCGCAAGACTGATCGCTCGAACCTGATCTGGAGCGCCGAGGGAAGCCCAACGATGCCGTTCGTGTGCGCGGCCGCGCTTGTGGCCGCAATCGCGCCGACGATGAACAACTCGCCGTGCAGCGACTTCGGCTTGCTGCCGGTGGATATCATCCCCGCCGCGTCCGCAGTCCAGTTCGACTACGACTCGCGCGACTACTGCGTGAAGCGCGGGCTCGCGACGAGCGAGTACCGGGACAACAAGTGCATGGTCGGTGACCTGGTCACTTGCTACCACCCGACGGGCGAAGAGCCGCCGCCGTACGCGTCGCTCGCCGACATCAACAAGCTCATGAACCGGCGCTGGCGCGGCGTCGCCATCGTGGCCGACGATCAGACCACTGACGACCCGCGGGCGCGTCGCCGGAAAGACGTGCTTGCGGCCTGCTACAAGGTCGTGAACGCGGCCGCGCGGATGGCCATCGTCGCCGATCCGAAGTTCATCAACGAAAACACCACGTGCGAAATTGACTCCGGTAACCCGAAGCGACTGAACACGTTCATTCCGCCGCCCTTGTCGTCGAACATGAACATTCACGACATCGACGTCGGCTTCTCGTTCTTCTTTGGGGAGGCGGCATGAGCAAGATTGCTGGCGACGCAAAACTGATCACGGTGGGCGACCGCACCTTCGAAGGTGGCGGACCCATCAATGCCATCGTGGGCGGGCTCAAGAAGTCCGTCACGCCCACTGGGAACGGCGGGAAGATGTACAAGGTCGAGCGCCTGCCGTGGTCGATCAAAGGCGTCAAGGTGCCGTGCGACATCGACGCTGGCGACTTCGTGTACCTGCAGAACGTCGCCAACTCGACGGAAGACGTTGCTTGCGGCTTCGAGCTGCAAAACGGCACGGCGATGACCGGCACAGGTTCAATCACCGGTGAGGTCCAATACAACGGCGACACCGGTATGGCCGAGTTCGACATGGAAGGTGTCGGAACTCTCGAGGTGATGTGAGATGAGCGAAGCAAACGAGGAAACCACAACTGCAGTTGGCGACAGCGACGACCGCGACGAGACTGTTCCCGAGGGGGCAATTTGCTCCGTCGAAGAGTCAGAACGGATGATCGAGGCTTGGGCGAAAGCCATGGGGCTGAGCTCGAAGCTAGACGAGAGCGGGCTTTTCCCGGACGAAGTGAGCGCGTTGCGCAAGGCCAAGCGCGACCTGCAGGACGCAATCCTGCAAGGACACTTGGTGCTCGACGCAGAGTCTCGGTTCGTGTTCACGCCCTACGACGTCGGTTCCGATGCCAAGCTTGGCAAGCTGGTGTTCGACGAACCGGACATGGCGATGTTGCGCAAGGCGAAAACGTACCGCAACGCGGTCGAGGCGCAGACTCACTTGCTCCAAGGCATGACCAAGGCTGACGCGATCAAACTTGGCAAGATGAAGAACCGCAACGCTGCGGTCTGCACGGCAATCGTTAGCCTTTTTTTGGGCTAGAGATTGACCTGCTGCTGGTCATCGACGGCGTCGAGCAAAAGCTCAAGTGCCTACCGTTTCACGACGACCTCGGCAGGTTCGCCCAATACTCGATGCACACGATCTGGAGTGGCGTTTACGATCACTTCCTGATCGCGCTGCTCAACAACTACTCGACGCTCCCGGACTACCGCACCTTGCCGTTGTCCGAGATGCGGTTCCTTTACAAGGCGCTCGTACCGTTCCTCAGGCGGGCGGCGGCGCCAGCGACGTCCTAGATGCGGTTCTCCATCGAAGCAATCTTCAGCGCGAGCGATCGAATCACTCCAGCGCTGAACCGCATCGGGCGCGGCATGGACAAGGTGAGCGGCGGCCTGAACAAGCGGCTTGGGCAGCTCGACCGGATGAACGACAAGCTCATCGGTGGTTTCACCAGGACCGCCGCAGCAATCGGAGCGGTCGGCGTGCCGTTGGGCCTCATTGGTGCCGACATCATCCGCACCGGCGCCGACTTCGAACAGGCCATCGCGAACGTGGGCGCGGCTTGGATGCTGACGCGCGATCAGATTGGATCGGTGGAGGGCCTCGCGATGCGCCTCGGCGCTACAACGAAGTACTCGGCGACGGAAGCAGCGAACGCCATGGAGGTCATGGCCAAGAGCGGCTTCAACATGGGCGAAGTGATGGCTGGCGTTGGTGGCGTCCTCAACGCGGCTTCGGCCTCCGGGGAGGGCATCGCCGAAACAGCAGAACATGTGTCCTCAATCATGAAGGGCATGGGCCTCAACGCGAAAGACGCGTTCGGGCCGTGGGCATCGCAAACGCAGCGCGTCGCCGACGTGCTCGCCGCGGTGAGCATCGAGACCAAGTCCTCGATCGGCTCACTCGGCGAGTCGATGAAGAATGTCGCACCGGTAGCGCGGCAGCTGAAGATCCCGCTCGAAGACGTCGTGATGGCCGTTGGTCTACTACAGGACGTCGGTCTCGACGCTTCCGAAGCGGGCACCGCGACGGCGACCATGCTCACCAACCTCGCGAAGCCCGCCGATAACGTCGCCGCGAAGATGAAACAGATGGGGATCTCGTTCCAGGACAGCTTCGGAAACGCGCTCCCCTTCCGCGAAATCCTTGGGCAGTTCGCGATTGCGGCAGAGAAGAGTGGTGGGAACATGGAGTCGCTCGCGTTCTTCGCCGACCTCGTGGGCCTTCGCGGTCAGAAGGCGGCGCTCAACCTGCAAGAGATGCTCGTGAACGGCAAGTTCGACGCGTTAGCCAACAGCATGAAGAACGT